GTGTTTACATAAAAGTAAGTAACGATCTGCAACCTCCTTGTCGAACAAAACGATATCATCTCCCAAAACTACGTACTGATCATATCAGGAACCGTAGGTTACTTTATCGAGAGCTAATGCTATATACTGTACCATCATATGATGGACTAAGTTAAGCATAGCTCAAGACGATAAAGCTCCCATGGGTTGACCAACAGAGTACCGAATAGGACCCTGAGGGACCCCATAATTGTTATTTGGTATAAGATAATCTCTATCTACTAATAGTTTTCTTCATTTCTCTCCAAAATCATTACCATACAAACCTGTAAGTAATGAAGCTTGGGAAGAGACTGGAAGTCTATCAGTAGCAGAAGATAAATCAAAACCAAAACTTTGCCCATGTTTCAGAGATAGATCCAGTGCTAACTGGAAACCTTTTCTCTGATCATGAGTACAATCGTTAGGAATTCTTTCAAAGAGAGAGAATAGCTGGTCATGAATAGGTTTAAGCAATGATTGAGTTAAAACATCAACCATCGCAAAAATTCTTAATTTTCCAGCCGCCTCTTCTTTAAAAGAAAGTTTTCCCACATAAGGATCACAATCGGAAACATCTATACTCAATAAATTAGAGATATAGGTCAGATTCGATATCAGGTCCTTCCAAAATTTCTGTGAATCATAAGAAAATAGATTTACTAACTCTTTAATATTTGATATTAAACCAAGTTTAATCAAAATATTAAATGAGACAAGTAAACGACTATAACTTTTTGATCCTTGAGGAGAAGATTTCATTATGGGTAAAACCATAGTAGAATCCAAACCTCCGGATTCAAACTTGAAAAATTTGTTAATAATTGGTTTCGAGGAACTCGATAACCATCTATTAAATTCATCAAGATGAATCTGGGATCCCCCAAAAGAGTCAGTGATAGTGTTAAGTTTCGGTTTGAAGGGAGCTTTTATTATTCTATAAATAGAAAATAAAGACAACCAAAAACGAATAACTTTAAAACTACCATTGCATATCGAGGCTCTATCTTGTAAATTAATACAAGATGGAAGTCCCGACTTACTCAATCGGGGAAAATTATAGTCAGGCTCCAACTCTCTTAAACTAGAGACTGGAGTCCCCGCTATTTTTTTCTGTATTGCTAATTGACATGCCTTTAAGTACTTAACAACATACATATCCCCATGGTTCTTATACATTTTAAGTATATGAACCGCAAAGTTATGTAAAAGTCTAAAACGGTTGGTTTCTTTGGTAGATAGAAAAGAAAGGGTGACTATACG